AATAAATGGTGAGTCTGGCATTGTTCGCACCGTCTCAGGGAGAGAACGTTGTGAAAAGACAGGGGGGGTCGCCTTGTGGCTAAAAAAACGACCACCCTTAGCGCTATTACACGACTTGCACATAGATTGTAGGTTGTCTGGACTCCACATGTCACCACCCTTTATGCGTGGAATAATGTGATCTACTGTATGCGCAGGACCACCACAAGTAACACACTGCCATCCATCACGGTCGAGTATTGTAATGCGTAGCTTCTTCCACTTACCTGTGCTTATTGCTTTACGACTCAATACCAGCCCTTAATCTTATGATGTGCTAATGCATTACAAGGATTAGAATAACGTGCGGCTATGTACTTTAGTTGCCATTCTATTTGTTTATATCCGTCAACTGTAGATAACCATTTAGATCTACCTTGTGGTATGCCGTAATGACTACCATTCTTAGCTTTAGGATTCCATCTTGATTCTTTGTAGTTTAATTCATCTAAACAGTAGAACTGATCTATATCATTAAGCTGTATAAATGCCCATTGTCTGTAATGATTTGTAGTTTCTTGTGCAACGGAATAATCTTTTACAAAGACAAAGTTAAATGTAATTAACAATAAGGTGGCCCAAACTCTGCACCTTCCGGGTCTAGCCGATGGCGACCCAGCTTTGTGATTTAAGATCACATGCTTGTTTAGGGTATCACACCCTTCCAAATCAGTTAACATAACCGCAGGTCAGACGGCAAGTCACAATACGTAAATCATCTGTGTCAATCCAAGTCTCATCAAATCCTGAGTCACTCATGTCTGCTCGCTATTGCTTCAGCCAGGCCATTAGTACCAGGAAACAAATCATCTATCACATCGCCATCTTTGTAATTGAGTAGATCAAGTATCCAATTATTGAACACCAAAGGTTTAGCACCTACTAAGCCTTTACGCATAGCTATTCTACTACTCATCCAATCTCTTACCATAGGCTTACGTTTATTATCTTTACGACCACCAAACAGTAATACGGCTTCCCATGCATATTGCACAGTCGTAGGCCTAATTTGGTGAAATGTTTTAGCCCAGGCACACACTCTTACACCTTCGTGTTGGATAATCCAAGATAACTCTGCAGGGTTGCAACTTAAAGCCCAGCCATCTGGATATTCAGACATGAGGCGATCAATTAAATCTAAATGCGCTTGCTTGCTATCCCATACTGCAGCCTCATCGTGTAACTTGCCGTAATGCTTTTTACCTTGCTTGAAGTATGGTGGATCTGCATAAGCAAATTTCATAATTCTCTTACCCATCTTTGTTTAGGCATTGTCGGTTGATCTGTCCTGCGTTCTTTACCGTCAGTGTGTTTCCACTGTCCGCCAGCTGTAACAGCTTCCATTTTCCAGCCAGATGCTTTAAGACTTGTACCTGATTCAATTTGTAAAATATAAGTTTGAATCTTGGTATAACCTAATTCTTTTGAGGATCTTGCAGCTGCTTGATATAACATTGAGCATGCATTTTTAGCCCCATTAGTGCATAATCTTGCAACCTCAATAGTAAAGCCATTGTCTGATCCTCTAGCTACAGGCCGGCCCATAATTGCCACGCCAATCAAATCATCATTTTCAGATAATCCAATAGAGAACTTATGACCAACACTAGCTTTATGATGCCTATGATATTGCGTTACAAATGCATTAGCGGCTTTTAATGTTATAGGCACAATCTTCATTTAGCCCCTATCAATGCACAAGTGTGGCAACCAGTACCTATAAATTGCCAGCCACCACACTGTTTGCATCTATCTAAATTACTGTCCGGTATATGTAAAGCCTCAGCTATATTTTTAACACCAACACAGCCACAATCCATACACTGATAAGCCTTGAAACCATCGGGCGTATCTAATTGCTCAAGCCATAAGAACTCGGTCTTACGATCACACCCATTACACTTAAATTTTGTGTACATGTGATAAAATCCCCTTCCTTATTGTCTGCAATGACACTGAGTACATACCAAATATTGTCCATCATGTAATAATCTGTCGTCATTACACGATACACATCTATCGGTACTTAGGTTTAGGCTTTCTTTATCGTTTTCCATGCGTAATGTAAAGCCTGAACCGTTCCTAATTTCGATGAAACCCATTATTCCTCCTTTCCAAAAAACCAAGCGCCTGTGGCATCCTGCTTAGCCCACACCGCATGCTCTTTAATGTTGTCTAAACATACATAACCGTAGTACGGCTTGTTTGTAGTTTTACTTAAACCAGTGCGTAATGTATGCCCTTTATCGCAACATACTAATGGTGGCTTGGGTGCTGTTGTTTGTGCAGCTTTAATCCACTCATCATTACTTATAGGCATAGGCTCTGTGCGATCTACTGAGAATGTTTGTGGCACGGTTTGTAACTTATTTACCGATGCCATCTCTTCTCTGCTTGGACGCTTACCTTTAGCTGAGAGACCCGCATTTGAAATCGCTCTACCAATCGCGCTTGTTTCGCAGTTAGGTAAAGCAAAATTCGCATTAACCCCACGATCACTAACAGTCTCACTCGCAATTCCAGTAGCGTACGGTTTCTGATCGACTTCGGTTCTGAATAGCCTACAAATAACAATGAATCTAGTGTTTGAGGCCTCGACAACTTCTGTTTCCAATCTTCCATCTGGGAACTCCTTCCACCACTTATGTAGTCTTTCGTCTACGGTTTCGTAATTACTTAGATCAAACGCCATTAGTCTTTCCAATCGTCTGAGTCGTCTTGCATGGCATCTGTAATGCTTTTTGCAATTGCAAGATAGGCAATGGCATCTTCGTAATTGTCAAGGTACGCAGCATCTTCAGCTTGTCTGCTGATTTTGACCAACGCCATACAAATTGCAACTTCGTTTGGTTGAATTGGATAACCCAAATATGCACTCCACAATTCGGCAATCCTTTTGTGTTGAGAAATTGGATGCCCATAACTGACACCTCGCGCATGAATAGTTTTGATGACATTATCAAATAGCTTCTCAGTTGTTGTCGACATCAATTTTGCTATCTGTTATACGTCTGTACATATCAAAGCCGTCTTTGCGGCCTTTCCAATAACCTGCTTGGAATGCATTATCTTTAATTGTTGAATAAACGCCCCACGCAATAAAATAACCCAGGACGGTATAAAGCACTATCCATGGTGCTGTTGTTTCTATCATGTAGCCCTACTTTCCATACCACAATTTGTGGCATAGCAATAGTGTGACATGTGTGTACGACTTTGTGGACTATTTCGGGGCGTATTTGTATAACGATTAGGTAACGATGTTACCCGTAATACCGCCCTAGAGCTGTAAATGAGCCATCCTTATTGATCGGCACTAACGTGGGTGTTAGCGTCTTTCCAACGGCTTCTAGTATAGCAATACCCATCTGCCAATTCGCGCTTCCATAGCGGATATAAGAGGCTTTTTTTCTATCCATAAGATTACCTACCTCAACCCCATATAAGGGCCTGTAATGGCTTCCTATGGCTTCTGTATAGGCACTCATGCCTAGTCTATGGCTATGTCCCGCTATGACCGATTTGCCCCATTTTTTAGCAAGGTTAAGAGCTGTTATACCTGCATGCTGACTCATGCTGCCCTCATCACCATGGGCTAATACCCACCCAGGGTAAAATTCATAAGCTGTTTTGTGGTAGTCAATGCCCATAGATGCAAAGTCCATAAACTTAGGGTATTGCAACTCTGGTAAACCTATAAGACCAGGTGCTTTTAATAAAGTATTGTAAAGGCGATCAGTATGATTACTGCGGATAACACTAGCCTTTTTGCTGTACTCGGTAAGATCCCAAAGTATGTCCTGAGTAGCTGCACGATCTTCATTGAGACTTTGACTATAAGCCAAAGGTGTGCCATCGGCCCACTTGCTAATTGTCTGAAAATCGATCTCATCGCCAACACATAAAACCTCATCAAACTTCTCACGTCTTGCCAGTTTAATGACGTTCTTGACTGCATGCTCATGATGGTATGGAATCTGTAAATCTGATATTACTAGCCAACGCTTAATCTTCATCCTCTTCTGGAGTAGGGATAGTTGGGATAATTCCGTCTTCGCCTACTACCCAATCGGGCATAGATGATGGGCTATCCATTAAATAAAGTGCAACGCTTTCTGAAAAACCAGCTTTGCGTGCAGCTCTAAACATTTCATGCTTGGCAATATAAAACACTTCTAATTTAGTTAATGGCTCAGGTGATTTACGCACCACACGCCTATTGATCTTCTTGCGCTTACGTCTTGTATCAGCCATGTGTTTATTGTCTCTTAATTATTAAAGAATACAGATCATCAACACGCTGTTCTAATCTTGTTAACTGATCCTTCATGCTAGATCCACCATTAGGACGTAATTCGTTAAGCCAGCCTTTAACTAAAAAACGCAATCCTATTAGTACGGTACTCAGCACGGCGCAACCGCCAGCGCCAAAGGCCGCCCATTCTGCCGGACTCATGCTTCATCTGCACCGAGGCCATAAGCACTATCGGATTTATCTAAAGCCCTAGCTGCCGGCCCTGCTAATGCTGCAACAATTACAGACACCGCTGGATCTAAACCTAATTCATTACTAGCTAAGAATGTCAAGAATGACACTAATACGCCACGTGCATAGGATTTAAGTATTGCTTTCTGCTTCTTACTGATCTTCATAAGTTACCCCCTAGTAGTGGTATATCAAACGGCTTACTATCTTTGTCGCCCAACTTTGTAAAGCTAATATGTATGTGCTTTGTGTGCTTGTTAAAACCTCTGTAATTACGCCACTTAAAATTAAGTATCTTGCTAGCGATCATGCCATTATGGATTACGTAAGATATGCGCTTATCGGCTTTCGCACATTTTCTGATCTGGTCAGCCAGATATATTGAGATCCCTTCGGATGAATCCAAGCGAGAATCAACATCAATGGCTCGTACACACCCAGTTGCATCTGGATTATGATCCGATTTTGTGGCGGAATGACGAGCATCGCCCACCCACCCATCACTGGTAGAGCGACGATCTGGGTACCAGGTATCAACCTGATCTCTTAACTGTGTACCTGCAGCGCATAGCCAAGGTTTCATTATGAAAGAAGAAGTCGAGCTTCCTCAGCCGTAATACCGAGGCGATCTAATAAAGCAGTTTTAGCATTTTGTTTTGCATCATCCTGTGCTTTTTTAGCAAGTGTTATTTTTTGGTCTGCCTCATAAACTTTAAACTCAGATTCAGTCATTTCACGATCAATAATTTCATCTTTGGCAATATCATGTATTCTTATTATTGGTTTAGCCATATTAGTTTGCTCCATAAATCTTAATTGTTCCACCAGTAAAAGACCCTGCGCTTGCAATAGCAGTAAAACTAGAAACTACAGATGTGCCGCCATAATATCCAGCTCCACTTGAAGTTGCACCACCTGCAGGTAAAGCTGAATACCAAAATGGTTTAACTCCTGTTGAATTAGCAGCATCAATATTGATAAAATGTTCGGTAACAGTGCTAGCAGATCCACCTGTTGTTGACACAAAAGTCATAGCATTTGTATCACCGTCACCAGATGCTGCATAATAATTTGATCCAGTGTCGGCGTTCATTCTAAATCTAATATTTGCTCCAGCATTTACTGTTGCACTATCAATATGAACAAACAAATAGTTGTAACCAGAAAGTGATGAGATTTGAGTAGAACTACCACTTAATGAAGTTCCGCCAGTATTTATTAAAGTGTAACTTTTTGCTGCTGACGCTACTGCTCCCGCACCTTTAATAAATATAGCCGAAGATGTGCTAGTAAAATCTAATGTGCCGCTCTCATATTGCGCTAATGCTAGTGATGCAGATGTATTGACTGTGGCTGTACCTGCTGTAATTGTGCAAACTCCAGCACCTAAATTTGTTATCTGTACTGTGTCACCTGCTGCAAACAAAGCTGTGTTTACAGTTATTGTTGTTGCACCTGCGTTAGACATAGATATTGCTGTACCAGCATCTGCAGCTACTAATGTATAACTAGCAGTCTTAGCAGAAGCAGCACCGCCAAGCATCGCAGTCTGTTGCAGTGAAGTCATCTGTGCAGCTGTTAGTACCTGCCCAGTCGTAAACGTCTGTTTTGCCATGATACCCCTTAGTAACTTAGGACATTATAGTCTAAAGTGCCATAAATCGTATCATTTAGGATAAATGCGTCTATGACTGGCTCTAGTGTCTGTAGCTGGACTTTCCAGCTGTTCGGCGAAATATTCATTTTAACGCCAAAAATCTGTAATGTTTTTTCTAGGGTAGATCCGCCTGGATTCGTAGTAATTACTTTAATAGGGTCAAAAAAATCTAAGGCTAGGGCTGCAATAATTCCTAAATTGTAATTGTTTGTGTATAAGTCTAGGACTATAGAATCTACTCTTATGCTTGTTTCAGCTCTGCTTGCAACGTAAGCCTGGGCATAATCTAGGGCTACTGCATCGGTCTGCATGAGTAGATTATCTAGAAAATAACTGTGTAAGAAGTATTTATCTATGCTGGCTTGGTTAAGGGCTACCTGGGCTGTGCCACCTGTCCTAGTAATTGTGGCTTTATTAAATATAAGCACATCGTTAAGAATCCATTTAGCATCAAAGTAATCTATGCCCGTGCCGTTATCCGCAAAAACTGTAGGTGTACCACCTATTGATCCAGCCGTAACAGATCGGTCTTGGAAAACAAAACTACCAGTTGCGTCTACGTATAAAGCACCATATTCGCTATCGGTTACTGTTTGTAAAGCTTGTAGAGCTGTGCGGTTAGTGCCGGGATCAGCCTGCATAGTAGTAAGCCCTGCGTCTACATCACGCATGGTAGTTGGCCATGAAATTTGATCTAATATATCATTTATACGTGAGCCTGATAATTCACCTGCAGTTGCACCTGTAACTGTGCTTATCTGTGCCACTTGCGCAAGTCTAAACGCATCTACAGCTTGTATAGTTGTTATTGCTACATCTGCACTATCTGAGTTGGTTGGATATGTCGTTACATAAGACGTAATAAAACCTGAAAATACAGGATATGTTACCGATGAGTAAGTTGCAGTAATTTGCACCTTTTTCATAGGTGTCAATAAATTGTAATATGGCCCAGTAACATTTTGCGGATTAAAATCGCCATTCTGATCTACAATGCGTAAAGTTAGTGTTCCTGTTTGAAATGCATCCGATAGTGCAGTTCGCCCTCGATTAGTTTCTATGCTGTTAACTTGATCTGATACATCTACAATTATAGCTGTTGAATCGGCTAATATGTTAGTGTCCAAAACGCCTGTATCTAATATCATGGCTTGAGCAAAACTAGGCCCAGTGCTAAAGTTAATTACAGCATTTATTACAGGTATTGTCATACTAAAAAGCCAGCAGGTACTGTTGAGTAACCTGACCTTGTGGCCACCTGTATGCTCTCTGCTATAGCCTGGCTCATTCTGTCGCCACTTGCATCTACAGTTACTTTAATCTCAACAGGCATTGGATCTCTACCCGTCTCACCGTAATATGTGCCTGCATAAGGATTTGTAATATCTTGCTGTCCAGAGTAGTACTCTGTTTTTAACGGTGGAAATACCAGAGCAGGGGCTTGTGTAGTAGTGCCTGGTGATTTAGGTGTGCCAAATTCTTTGTTAATAGATTCTATTTGAGCATTAATTCTATTGATTAAAGACCTTACCTGTATTAAAGCAAACTCTGTAATACTCTTACCAGCTGCCGCTGCCTGCTCAGCTAACTTCTTTAGTGCCTCAGCTGCTTCCATCTCAGCTAAATACTTTTTAGCCAAAGCCTCATTATTATCTAGAATCGCTAATTGTGCCTGTAAGCGTAATTTAGTTTCTTCATCTGTTGCGCTGTTTAATGCAGTTGTTAAACCTATGCGCTCTAGGTCAAACTTCTTACGTAACTCTTCTACGTTCTTATTTTCTAAAGCGTTCTTCTTTAATAATGTGCTTAATTCTAATGCTTTAGCCTTACTTAATTTATCTTCAATTCTAACTTGTTGCGCGTTAACACGCCCTGCTGTTCTTTCCTGACCGCCGCGATCTTGCTGTGGCATAGCGTTTCTGCCTAATTGTTGCAAGCCGCCAATATAACCACCTAGCACTGGTATATTTTTTACATCAAATATATTGCCAATTCCCGGTATAGTTGTTAATTTTTTTAGTCTCTCAGCTACTATGCCTAAGCCTGTAATAACTTCAGCTGTGGCTGTGCCAAAATCTTCCATGTTTTTACTTAAGCCTTCAATACTATTATCATCGCCTAATGCTGCTAAAGCATCTAATAAACTTTTACCTATAGTTTCAGATGCGTTAGCAGATGCAACTTTTAATAGATCCATCTTGCCTGCATAAGTATCTAATCTAGCTGCTGCTTGACCTGCAAATTTTGTATTTAATTCTTCCATGATTTTATTCATGTCGCCAGTCTTTAATAATGTCTTACTTAGACCAGCACCTAATCTACTAAGACCAGTAGTGTTACCTGAAAATCCTCGTGTTAATGCTGCGCTAACTTCACTGAGTGATCTACCTGTGGCTGCGCTTACGTTAAGTGCGGTTTGTAATGCATCTTGACTTTTAGTAATAGATCCAGTAGCTGTAAGTAATTGCTGAAATGCTGGTCGTAACTCATCATCTAATACTCCATACAAAGACTGTAAGCTAGATATATAGGCTTCTACGCCAGGTGCTGAAAATGCGAAACCTGTGTTTTTTAATTGTACTTCTAAAGATTTAGCGGCTTTTTCATCGGCTGTAAAAGCGGCAATAGCCTTTTTACTAAATGCTAATAATTGATATGCGCCAAATGTGCCAGCAAAAGTTTTACCTAATTTTTTTACTGATTTGTCAAAGGCTGATATATCCTTTTGACCTTTTTTAAGTGCCTTGCCATTAAAGGTAGCAATAGCCGAGACGACTACATTGGCCATTAGGCTGCCTTCTTAATCTCTGTGGATTTGTTAAATTGTATAGCTGTAGAATTTATTGCTTGCAGTATTGCATCGTAAACTTTAGAGCTATCTTGAGACCACGCCTTAAATATAAGTCTGCCTTTAGTTTTTTTACCAGTGCCACCTCGTACGCCTTTAATTTTAGGCTGTGATGTAAGTCCTGGCATAGATGTTACAAACTGGTAACCTGCAAACGGATTGTTAGATGAATATTCTCTAGTAGATTTATTATAGGTATATTCTCTAGCTCTCCTTGTGCCTTCAAATCCTTGCACTGCGCCCATTGGTGAATTAGGTGTGCCGGGATTTATCTGCTGAAATGGCGCACGCCCTTGTGGGTTATTACGACCTGCAGTCTCATATATACGACCAGCTGCGCTTACGTTATACACGTAATTACTAATTTTAAATCCATTTTTAAATGTTTTGTTTTCGCCTGAGTTATATCCGATACCCGCTTTTACAGTGTTAGCATCATATTTAGGAAATGGACGATAGTTAATTTCTGGGTTAGGTGCTTTACTCCAACCCGATAATACACTCCCGTTATCTGGCACAAATCCTCTAGCCTTACTTGCCACACCACGCATTAAAGGATCAATAGCAATCCTAATCTTTTGGCGCATGTTTTCATCAATAAATTCTAAACCTTTAAGGACATCTTTAACGCCTACGACCTCGACTGGCATTTTTGATCTCCTTTGCTCTATCGCTAAGCACTTGAACAATAGCCTTTAGCATTTCTTCGTCCATGTTAATAAACTCGCTAGGCGCGATCCCTAGCTCTACAGATAAATTTGCTATCAAGTAGAGCGTAGAGTCACGCGATACTATTTTTTTTCTTCGTCTAATACCTCGACAGTTTCTAGGCTGTCAATAAACTCCATACCAAAAACAGGTACAATTACGTTAGCCCTACGTAAACATTCATGCGCTAAGAAGTAAATCTCAGTTTGCCGTTCGTGGTCACGTAGGACTTTACTAATTCCTGCGCCGTACTTTAACTCGAAAGCGTACTCGACACCTGGCGTGATCTTATGTTCTGTTACCTCGCCATTAGCCCTTGTTATCTTTAGCTTTGCCATTATTTCTCCTTATGCTACCGCTACAGTTATTACGCTGTTGCAGGTAAATGTAATTGATTGGCTTGATATATCGCTTACAGATCCATTTACATTGTTTAAGTTATTAACCAAAACAGTAGTTGAATATGAAGGATTGCTTGCAGATACGGCTCCAGTTGTTTGCTTGATTATCACAGGTACAGTTGTACCATAAGCAGCACGCAAAGTAGGGATTACAGTAGTTGTAGCATTATCATTTAAGAAATCTAGAGTAATAGTGCTTGCCTCTAGTCCTTTAGCAAATTTGTGAGCTGTATCTCCCATAGCAGTTACTTCTAGTTCATCAAATGATTGATTAACAGTTACAGATGTAACGTATGCTGACAGGTCTACAGAATTGAACGTGACGGAAACGCCATTATTCAGAAATACGGCCATGATTACTCCTTGTCTTTCTCTTTAGTAGTTGCAGGTTTTGGTGCTTCTTCGATCTGACCTATCTTTTTCAAGAAGGCTAAATCTTCTGGTGTTAGACTCATTTTAGCTCCAGCTCGTTAGGATTGATACTGTTATTTCTGACGTTAATAAATCTCCACTAGCTGCATTAGTTATAGCTGGAGCGGAGACACTTGATATGTTTAGCACCAAAGATGATGCGTTCAGTTTAGTCACAACGGCGACAATAAAGTCTTCTATGCCTGCTAGGTTGCCTTGATTGTCAAATGCAGGTGCGGTTATCAAAACTTTAAAATTAGCTAAAGGTGCGATACTTGTATAATCATTATTAGATGGCACGATGTAAGGATCGCTAGGTGTAATTACTACACTGTTAGCCAGTAGAGTCGCAGGTGGATAAGCAAAGGTAGACCACACGCCTGCATTGGCTAGGTCTGTTGCTAGTGTGCCACGTAATGTGGTTATTGCTGCTGGCATTAGCCGACCAGTGAATTAGGACTAGAATACGGTTGGATGAGGCCTCTGATCCTATTTATCAGTTGGTACCCCATCCTGTAAGGACTTGCAGATACCCCATCCATACCTACCCCACCAGTCTGGCTAACTTGACGTGCTTGCCAGATGTCTACAGCTACGATCATCGCAGCCTCTCTAATGGCAGGGGTCGCAGTGTAAGCCTGTGATTTATGCTCTGGGCCAAGGGCTCGGCCGTATGGTTTTACAAAATGAAATGGATCGTTTGCAGCTGTCTTTGCATATTGAATAATGCTGTAACCGTTAGGATTTGAACTAAATGCGTATGTGCTCCAAAATGCTGTGCCAATAGATGCTGGCACTGTAGTACCTGGGAATGATCCGGTTAATGTGTAGGTGCCATTATATGTTGCACCAGAATCGCTAATTGTAATTTCTTGACCTGTAACGAATATGCCAGGGTTTGCTAAAACTATGCTTGCTACGTTATTACTAATAGATGTGCCCACTACTGGAGCATCATTGTGCCAAAGATATTTAGAAATTAAATCCTCTGCCGATTGACAGCACTCTTCCACGGTTGCATCACTGTATAAGCTACCTATGCCTAAATTACTACGTAATTCGGCTTTAGTTACCATTGTGGCTGCCATACTGTCCTCTCTTAAAAAGCTCCCCTGGGGCTAGGGCTACTAAACCCCAGAGGATTATTAAAGTATTGCTATTACTACGCTGTCATGTTGTAGCGTTGTAGGCCACCAGACACAAGTGTCTTTGTTGCCAAGTATCCGTACAGCATCAATTCAATTTCGCCTGATGTTGGTACGTTTGTTGAAAGTCGTAATACTGGACTCTCGTAAATTGCAATTGCTGATGGCACAATAATAAATGCTGAATCATCAATAGTTGTAGATACCATGTTGGCATCAACATATAAATCTAAGCCAAGTACGTTTCCACGTAGTGATGTTGGTGATGATGTACCACCAGCATTCATTGGATTTTGTGAAGTGAAAATTGGTCGGTCTGTTGAATCTTTTGCACCGATCAATAGTGACCACTGTGAAGTACCAGCAATGTATGCAGTTGCTAGGTCACCTGTTGCTGCGTATGCAGCTGGACCAGCTTGTGCAATAAATGCTTGGATACCTAAGTAGGTAGTAGCTTGTGATGTTGCAAGAGTTCCACCAGATGTAATTTCAGCAATTACTGCTGCATCTGTTGCCTTGTTATAGGCACGTGTCATGTTGTCAAGCATTGCTTGAAAGAATGCAGGATTATCAGATGAACGCTCTAGTAATTCTACTGAGTAGCGTTGTAATCCAGCGTACTTCTTAACAGTTGCATTTACGTATGCAGATACGATACCTGTCTCAGATGGTGCGCCACCTTCTGCAGTCTCTGCAACGGTACCTGAAGTTGTAATTTTAGGATGTGAGATAGTCATGCCAGAGTTAGGAATAACTTTTGCTCCACCACATGCCTCAATAGTTGGACGTGATCCGATAAGAGTATCTACAACAGTTGTTGCATAACTTACTGGTGAGAATGCTGGGTTGGTTGAGAATGAATCATCAGCAGCTGTAATTTTCTGTGATTTTGCATCTTCGCCTCTTACCCATAGACCAGCTTCGTGATCTCCTAATTGTGCCTTAACTGCATATTGCAGATATTTGGCTTGTGAATTGATTGGCGTACGTGGCTCAGCATAGATAGCAGCACTAATTGTTGGACGTGCGGCTTCTACTGGAGCAACCTCTGCCGGTGTAACAGTTGGCTCTGGAGTTGTATCCAAGATAGCCTCACTTTCCGTAGTAGTTGGTGTTGCATCTGCTTCGCTTTCGCTTGCAGCAACTTTAGTTACATTTGCCTCAGCAAATGCTGGTGTTTCTACCAGGCTAACCTCTTTTAAGCTTGCCTTGGTTACATATAGATAATCTTTCATTTGCTTAGATCCAGTTACTTCAACACCTACAGATAGGCCGTCAATTAACTGCTCGCTTGCAAGTGTTAAAGCATCCTGACCTTGCATAGATGCGCTGATTTTAAAAGATGCGTAAATGCCATCTTCGGCTTTATTAAACTTTTGCATACGGCCGATTGGCTTATCGTTTTTGTGTTGCATAAGCATCTTAATTTTTCCAGGATCACCAATATCGATAGAATCTTTGGCGAATACAACTGGGCCTGCTGAAGTAAATCCTACTTTTTCGTATGGCACAATTTTGCCAGCGATAATTCTGCGTTCGCTGTCAGAACTTTCAATTGCGCTACTAAACTCAAGAAACATTATAGCTCTCACTTCCGTTAGGTGACATGTCTTCCATTTCTTTGGCTTGCTGTATATCTATTAGACCTAGAGATAACATTTTCTCTATTGCTTCCAAACGCTTCATTGTGTCTGCACGCAGGAATGATTCCTCAATATTGAATCTGACTACGTTGCCTCTAGTAGTAATATCATCCATTGACAAACGATCTTCAATAGCACAAATAAATGGTTGCAAGGAATAAGCCACAAACTCTTTACGACCATCAATTATATTTTGATAAGTCATGCTGTTATTCATGTCAGCGCTTATGTAATATGCTGGTACGTTCATAGCACGTGCAACCTGTGTTGCTAGATATTGTGATGCTTCGTTATACATCATATCTTTAGGGCTAAATCCAACAGTCTCATAAGATAACGTGCTGGTTAGGTATGCAGTAGATCTAGATTGACGTGCTGCTTTCCAAGCTGCTAATAATCCTTGTACTTGTGACTCTGGCATATCTGCGCCAGTGTTTTTTAAGAATCCTGTTGCCATTGGTGTCTGCGCTGCTACAGCTGCGGCTTTTTCTAAATCTAATGCTGCTTGAATTGTACGGCCTGCGGTTTGTAATACACCTTGCGTTAATCCTTGGAATGTTACTAATGATCCAGGGCCAACCATTGGTATTTTTTCACCATCAACGGTGTAATACAAAACCTCAGTACCTTTAGCATTTAATTGCGCATTAACTCTTAAATTGCTTACCCATTCAAAACGTGATGGACGTAAATCATCTGCATAAACTTCAGTTACACGCCAATAAGCGACACCGTAGAATATTAACGAATCCACGGTGGCACTTATCGTGACGGATCTAGGCTGACGGATGTCCGGTTGCTCTAACCATACAGGAGAACCTAATTCTTCTCCAGTAGATTTTTTGTAAAGTTCTAAAGGTAAATAACTAATTACACCAGCAACTAAATTACGGCATCTTGCAACAGCTGGTACTTGCATAGCCAAGGCTCGATCTAGTGGGCCATATCCGAATGCATTTCCAACACCACCATAGCTGTAGCCATCATTCATAACGGCAGGGGCGTATTGCGCTTGTACGGTTTTGTTATTATTTGTAATACCCAAAGCAGACAATAGACCCATATGTATACTTTATAGCATAAAACGTACTAATAGTGCAAATTAGACAAAGATTTGCGCAGTTTGTTGCGGGCGTGTCAACTGGCTTACGACCATAGCCAAGGATATTGCAGCTGTAACGTCACCGGCAGATTTACGCCTAATAATGCGCCATCCAGCATCACTAGTCTTAGCAGCACAGTTATTTAGGTGCTGTACTAAGTCTGCCTGACCACTATGCACCATTCTGCCGTTAGCCATAGCATCTGATAGATCCGAGCATGCCTGGTAAAACGCTTGACCAGACACATCCTGCATACGCCATCCGCTTTGCTCTAATCGTGTTGCTATTGACTGTGTTGCATACTTGTCAAAACAAATAATATGTGGGTGGTACTTTTTAGCCCACTCATTTATATCGCTAGACATTTTAATTTCATCTATTGCAATATCACTATGCCACAGCTGTGCAAGTCCTACGGCTATTTTGCCATCTTTCATTTGACCCATAATTAAAGCACCTGATCTTCTTGTAGGTGCAATATCAAAAGCCATTATAGTCATAGGCCCGACAGGGATTTCTAGTGTGCTGTCACTGCATGCTTCTATACTGCCATACACCCAAGGACTTACTGCGCTATCTACCCACTGGCATAACATCTCAGTACGTGTAGCTTCTATGCTGTTTGTATTAACAGCTTCTTCTAATGTTTCTTCTGTTACAAAATATCCTAATGCTGGATTTGCCATAGCCCAGGCTTTGCGATCATGTATTTTGCAGTGCTGTGGGGCTGACCATTCGTAATAACCTAATGTAATAGGCGGATAAGATAAAGAGCGTTCTCTTAAATCATTTAATACTGTGCTAAAACCATCACCAGCATTACTTGTCATTAAAGTCATTGAATTAGGTCTTGCACGTGTTACTGGTAATGCAGCTGTAAAGGCTTCTTCTGACCATTCACGTAATTCATCTAGATATAAGAAGTCGGCAGTTTTTCCACGTGGCGCATCTCTAGTTGCCGCTGCTATTTCATACCTTGCGCCATTAAGTAGGGTTATAGATTCTTGACCATTAGCCAGGCGGATCTGCCTTACCTGGTCTTTTAAAAATTGATTGTCTTCTATTGTGTATGCAACATTTCTAAATGTATCTAATGCCATATTACGATTAGAAGACATGCCTAGCACGTTCTTGCTGCCCCATAAGAATAAATGTGAAAGTATAAGCATGCGAGCAAGGTGAGTCTTTCCTGATTGTCGACTGACAAGGATTAACCCAGACTTTTTGACCCACATATCTTTATCATCAATAGTTAATAGATCATCTAATACCCATCGTTGCCAGGGAATCAGTGGCATGCCTATTTTCTCAGCTAGATCGGCTACTTCTTGTGCTTTAGAAATTCCTTTAAGTAAAGGCGTATAAATCCTAGGCTCAGTGCTGCCAATTAGCCCGACCCCTCGTGGCGTCTGTTTTAGTTCGGTATCACTTTGCATCAAAGTCAAGCGTATCAGGTTTAATAAATGGTGAGTCTGGCATTGTTCGCACCGTCTCAGGGAGAGAACGTTGTGA